ATGAGTAAATAACATAAATGTCTTCCATTAGAACACGCTCAGGACGCATTTCCAAGCCCCCAGAACGCCTCGAAATCATCGAAGATGTCGAAGATGATTTTACCGACGAAGAAGATGAGGATTTCGACGAAGATGATTATGATTCCGAATCTGAAACGGAATCCGAATTCGACGATGAGGAGGACGCCGACGAAAACGGTAATTTAGCTGGATTCATTGTAGATGATGATGAAGATAGTGAAAGTGAGGAATAATAGACTTAAAAAAATAAAGCACGGTTTTATAAAATGGAGAGTGACATAGGAAACCCCATTGATTACAATCCAGACATCATCGATAAAGATGAACAGATCGTCGCAGAAGATCAACATGAACAGGAACCGGTGTATTATTATCCACCTCCACCTCCTCCCCCGCCACCTGTTCAGCAGTATCAAGAAAAAATAGATATATTTTCAAACCTGGATAAAACTGCCTATATCGTAATATTTGTGGCATTCATTCTAGGCTTTTTCATGGGGAAAACCATGCAACCAGTCATTCTTCGACCAGGATGAAAATCCTATGAAATCAGTCGTGGGTTCATCTTTGTTGGACTCCAAAAAATACGCACGACTCACCACGAGTGGGTCCTTTGACGCAGCGTTCGCTACATCTGTAGCTGTCACGTATGGATCTTCCTCTTCTTTCATCTTCCGTTTAAGTTCTCTGACCTGGCGGTCTCTCATGCTTAAACCGAATATGTATAGCACGATAAGAATGGTCACCACGTTAAGTGCGATGGTCAACATACTTATTATATGTGTGATTTTATTTTTTTTGTATTTACTTCGATTCCACCTCTTCGCCCTTCTCAACTTCACCATCTTCCTTGATTTGTGCTTCCGTAGAGTTCACTTCCTCTTCTTCGGCTTCACGCTTCTTCTTACGTTCTTCGATTTCCTTCGCGACGATGGCGTCGGCTTCCTTGATAAGTTCCTCCATAGGAGCGTCTGGCTTTTCCTTTTGTAGACGCTCAAGAACTTCAGCTGGATGACTGATTGGAGATTCATCCGGCTTTGTGTAATACTTGGAATTTTCGTCACCGGGCTTAATGAATGTGTTCGTACCAGTCTCCATCATGTCCCGCTTACGTTCTTCAAACATCTTCGCGGCCAATTGCTGGTTTTCCTTGTATCCACTCATGAGCTCCTCGAGCTTTTCGTTCGTGTAATGCACGTCGTCGATGGACGTGGGATCCGGTGGAATCAAGAGCCATTTATACATATCCACGACATAAATGTCGAAAGTGGCGTCCTCTTTTTGAAGACGCTTTGCGTGCGACGCAGCTTCTTCTCTAGAGTTGAAAGCGCCTCTGATCTTGATACCAAACTTATCATTCTTTTGAGGGCATTCTGGACCAACCACGGAGAGACACGCATAGAGTTGACCTGGAACAACAGTGTAATCTTGCTCGAGAGACATTTTTCTGACTTATACACGTTTCAAAACTTTAAGCTAACTTAAAAGGTAAATACAAATTATAACAAATGGTTCATACGTTTTGGAACACACAACCGTTGGGTGGCCAAAAAATTGGCGAAATAGAATCGTCTAGGGTATATAGTGAAACACCCGTCAAACTCCCAGATGAATTTGAATGGTCCACGTGTTCTATCGATGAGATCAGTCGCTTAATCAGTTCTCACTACATACGTGATGAACACTTTTCATTGGAATATTCAAAGCAATTCATCGCGTGGGCGACACAACCCGAATGGAACATAGGTATACGAACTAAATCCGGTGGTAAACTCGTCGGTTTCATATCGGGCGTACCTGGTAAATATAGGTTTCACGACGAGGTAGTGCCCGTCATGCAAGCCAACTTTTTGTGTGTACACGATACGTTACGCAATCGACGACTCACACCTCTTCTCATATCCGAGCTCGCGAGACGATCCAATGCGAAGGGTATTTGGCAAGCCATTGCCACAGCCGTCGCCGAACTCCCATCACCCGTCACCAAGTCAAACTATTGGCACAGACTCTTAAACGTACCAAAACTCAATAAGGCAAAATTTTCACAAGAACGCGAAAGGTCTCACATAGTGCGTGGGTCTTGTCAACACAGGCTCATGACCAAAGAAGACATACCTAGAGTTTCGCGCGCACTAAATTCGCACATGTCTAAATATTCCGTCGCACCCGTGATAGATGAAGACTACGTGTCTAGATATCTCATGCCCGTGGATGATATCGTATACACGTACGTAGACGACAATGATCACGTCACGTCATATTACTCGGTACCTTACACGTCCGTGAAAACTGGAATACACATAAAACAAGCCTACATGTTCTATGACACGGGAGAAGGAGACCTAAAAGATGCAGTCATTTTGGCAAGAAATGCGGGCTTCGATGTTTATAACACACTCGACGTTGGGCTTGATTCGGACATACTCTCTGCTTCCAAGTTCATGGAAGGCAATGGTCATAATCACTGTTACGTTTACAATTGGTATTGTGGAGACATCCATAGAAATAGTATATTTATGAGATTTTTCTAATATTTAATTACAATTAATTAGTAATTAAATTTATATTTTTTTTCTATAATTTTTTTATTTCTATAAATTTTATAAAAAAATTATTTTTTTTTTCAAAACTTTTTTCTTTTAAAAGAAAGTGTAAAAAATAAAAAAAATTTTTTTTGTTTTTATTTTTGAAAAAGTATGGTGTTACTTTAAAATCTATTCCACACCCCATGTCTAAATCATACATATAAAGAAAAGACTCGTCTTTATCACGAATGATGCCTAAGTCAAACGAGTGTTGAAAAAATATCAAACAGATACATGGAAGAGATACGGAAGCATCACAACTCGGAGAAGCGTGAACTCATACAGAGAGTATGTAGAGAAGGAGACGCAGTCTTGGATGTGGGATGTGGGTTCGGGGGTGATCTAGGTAAGTATAAACAGTGTAAGGTAAATCTCAGTGCGTGTGAACCGTTAGAGGATGCACTGAATGAAGCCAAAACTAGGGCGAAGACACACAAAATGCGTGTTAATTTCTACTCGGGTGACATCATGTCTACACCAAACCGAAGGTACGATGTAGTGTGTTACAATTTTTCTCTTCACTACATATTCAGGGATGAAAATTTATTCAGCGACACTATACGAGAGATTAGTCGACGAATGAAACCGGGTGGTAAACTGATAGGTATCATACCCGATTCAAACCAAATCATATTTAAGACCCCACTCAATTACGGAAAGGATAGCTTTTTTGTGATGAAATCAACGAGTAACGGACAATTTGGGGAAAAACTTTTTGTCAATCTCGAAGATACACCGTATTACCAAGACGGCGCAAAGTCCGAACCCATCGCACATAAGGATCTGTTAGTCACGCGTTTAGAAAAAATAGGTTTTAGACTTGAATCATGGGAACCCCTTTCAGGAAATCCTATATCCGAACTTTACTCTAAATTTATCTTTGTATATAAGAGATGATATTCGTGTTACTTTTGATCATCATAAACGTACTCATACTTATAAACACAACTGAACCAGAAAAACTTCGCGTCGTCAAGGAGCGATATGAGACTCTTAGAAATCACATACACGAATCAGGTGATGAAGAGTTTGCACACTTAGTACACCAAGTACCCATCACCGCCCACCATCGAGCTCAACAGGGTAGCGTCGGCTACAACGTAAACAAGGGTCACGAGATAGGTTTATGTATAGACGGTGAACCAAATGAGATCATGCACGTGTTGATACACGAATTGGCACACGGGTGTGTTGATGAGTATGAACATAGTGCGAACTACTGGGAAAAGTTTGAAAAGCTCAAGTCAATGTGTGTCGCCATAGGCGTTTACCAAGAAATTCCCGAAAGAACGGAATTTTGTGGTAAACACATCCAGGATAAATAATGTATACATATGATAAATGAACAGACAACTCTTTGTTTTTATTTTCATGTGGATAGCGTCTCTCTTCATAATGTTGAGTCCAGTGTTGGCGGATAAGGCGAGTAACGAGACGAAGCCTTGGATCATCGCTGCGCTCATTCTTGTATTGATCCCAATCATGCTTAACTTGATCGCGCGCGGTGGCTACGGTCGTATCAAACTCACTAACTTGGGTGTCGACCACAAGTTCATCGTGTTGGCGTGCGGTATCGCTTATGCCATCGCGTCTATATTCATAAGCTCGATCGGCGAAGTCAAGCAAAACCTCCGAATGTTTGGCAAAGATATCAGTAGCACCGGTAAGTCTTTGGCGCTATTGATAACCGCGTTTATTGGTGGTTTGATTGGCGCTAACATATTCAATGAAGGCGCTCGTTATGTATATCGCATACGCTATTAATTAAGCGTATCTCTTAAGCACGTAGAAAATACCCGCCGCCACAGCACCGGTCGCCGCGAGGCCGACCATGCTTCTGTGTCCCTGTTCGTTTAAGAACTGTGGGATATAATTGGCGAGCTTTTCCTGTACAGGCTTACTAATGGCAGCCGCAGTACACGCCGCGACGACGACGGCTTGCATCTGCTCATCAGTAAGGTTGAATGGATTCTTGGTTTGTGGGGCGACTTGTTGTTGCTGTTGCTGTGGTTGCATAACCATTGGCTGTTGCATGACAACTGGCTGCTGAACCCGTGGATCGGATTCCATCATTGGTGGTTCGAGTGGCATTTCTGGTTGTCCCATGATATCTGATATTGGCGTGGAATCCATGGTCATTTCTTTATTTTGACTCACATTTTTTTCAGGTTGGTTCTGTTGCACAAAAGATGTTGTCAAAGGCACCATACCATCATCATTTTCAGAAAGATTCAAAGTCCGCACGTCGGTAGACATTTATGTAGACTGACTTTTTTGAAATCGATGAGTGACGCATCGTCATTTTCGTTTCGTGACGGTGAGGCGTGTTTTCTTGGTGGCATTCTTTGCATCCGCCTCCTGTTGTTCCAAATATTTTGGATTGTACGTTTTCTTGTGCATACTCCAAAGTTGTGGACTTCCAACTCTAAACCCATTTCGAATGGTTGCCTTGTACCAAAAGACACAGTCCTGTATTTTATTAGATTTAACGGTATTATCTAATACAAGACACTCATAGTTTTCCGTGCATGCATCCATTACCTTACAAAACATATCAAACGAAGGAAAGATACCAAAAAATGATTTATAGAGTTTTTCTCGGTTCTGTATGATGTTTTCCCTGAGTATGAACACATAGTCTACGTTGGCACGAAGCGCTGGTGGAAGATCCATCACGTATTGCATCGTCAACATGAAAAAAATGTTAAAGTGTCTTCCATTCATAAAACACTGTCGTATCCTGGTTTCCTTCAAAAATTTGGAATCGTACATGCAATCATCCAGAAGCATGAACGCTCCGTTCGTTTTGTTCTTCCCTCTGGTACCCACGAGCTTTCTCTGCCTGGACAACACACGATCTACCGCTTCACCATCGTAATCTCCATAGACACAGACGTCCGGAATGAAATTTCCGTAAAAGTGATTCCCTTCTTCTGTGCCTGATAGAACAATCCCCGCTGGAATATGTTTCTTGTAGTACATGATGTCTTTCACGAGTGTCGATTTACCTGTGTTACGTTTTCCAATGAAGACGCATATTCTGTCGTCATCCATCTTGGCTGGATTGAATTTTCGCAACTGAATGTTCATTCTAAAATACCGTATCGTTTTAATTCACAAAATTTTACTCACAAATAATAGGAATGTCGGGTAAGCTCACACTCGCAGCCAGGGGCGTCCAGGACAGATGGCTCACCGAACAACCACAATATTCGCATTTTATATCCAGATTTAGGCGTCACACAAAGTTTGCATTCGAACAAGTAGAGATACCATTCGAGCGTTTCCAAGAGCCTGGGAGTGAAGCTACCGCACGCATACAAAATAACACGGGAGACATGCTCAAGGGTATCACACTGAGTTTGGACATGCCACCCCCTTATAACAAGGATACGACTACGCACACAGTCGATATTTCAGCCACTCCCGGTGTGTTTTCCGTGGATGGCGTAGAATCACCCTCTTACCCAATTTATCAAGGTAAAACGTACACCTTTGTTAGTAACACTAGTAACGTCGCTTTAACATTCAATAATAACGGCACGAGTGATCCGTATGAATGGACTGATTTGGGTAATAACACATACACACTCAAAATACCAGTAAACACTGGAAATTACACGGGGTTTACCATCTCATATATTGGCTATTCCATGTCCCTAGATGTGAGACAATTTAGATGGAAAGAAAAGTCGATGCCTACAAAAATAATACAGTACGTCGATCTATTCATAGGTAGTCAGCTCATACAACGCATCACAGGTGATTACGTGTACATGTATAATCAACTAAATTATACGGATAACGACACAAATTTTACACTCGTACCGACGACGCTTCACAATAGTGATTTGCTCATTTATGATGATTATTATGAACAATACAACAAGTTTCAAAAATACAAAATACAATTACCATTTTATTTCAATCGCCATCCAAGCTTAGCCATACCCACGTGTGGTCTAGATGTACACATCATAGAAATAAAAGCTAAACTTAAATCCAATATAGATGATTTAGTGGGCGAATACCACTTTGATAATCAAACTTTTTATGTAAACAAGAGTTCGTATGCACCCACGTGTTCCATGATTCCAAGAAATATGAGTCTTTATTGTGATTTTGTGTACGTCACTCAAGATGAAAAGGATTTCATACTCACTCGCCCTATAGAGTACGTGATAACACAGACACAATTAGCGGAAGTTAGAATGAAAGCGGGTGTTTCAAAGCGAGCTTTTATGATTAATTTTCAACATCCAGTGAAAGAATTGCTATTCCTCGCCAGGGATGACGTCACAAGAGAACACACACCCATAAAACATGTAAATCTTAAATTCAATAACAACGAGATCATAGACGCAGATAATATCATGCTTTCAGCAGAGCAACCTTTGCGCCATTACACAAACTCCATAGATGACGATCACGAGTTCGGTGTTTATAGTTTTTCAATGAAACCCGGTGTTCATTATCCCACGGGGCAAGTAAACATGAGCCGTGTGATACACAAACTCATGGATGTTGAATTAGATGTCATTCAACCAACGCACACGCACACTTTATGGGTGTATGCATCGAATTATAACGTTCTCAGAGTGAGTGGAGGTATGGCCGGTTTAAAATTTTAGGGGGTAATATTAGTAATGGCCGGTAGAGTCCAAATTGAAACTGTGGGTCCACAGGACAGGCTGTTTACAGATGATCCAGAGTACACGTATTTCATAAAAAATTTCAAAAAACACGGGAATTACGCGAGATTCTATGATGATTTGGAATTCACTGGTCGAATGGAATTCGGTGAAGAGTTACGTTGTGTGATACCACAAGATCAAGGTGACCTCATAAAAGGCCTCAGTTTAAAACTCACACTCGGTGCCATAGATCAAAACCTGTCTTCCGACCCTTCGCATGATCACATCACCTATTGTGAGTCCATCGCACAAGCGATGATAGATTACGTTGAACTTTACATAGGTGGGACCCTCATTCAACGAATCCCATCCGATATGTTGGCTATATATTCAGAGGTATTTGTGTCTCAATCGAAACAGACTGCACTCAGAAAACTCGTGGGCAAACCCGATAAGATTTTTCCAATTTATAACGATTATTACACTGGTATAAGAGATGACAGAATAGAAAGTTCAAAAGTTGACACGTCTTACCGAGTTGATCTCCCTTTTTATTTCCACGAACACCCAGAGCTCGCGGTTCCATTGCATGCGATCACAAAACAAGAGGTTGAAATCGCTATAAAATTCAGAAAGGCGGAAGAGTGTATTTTTGCTTCGAACGTGGCTACCATAGGTAACGATATCACCACGTACTATTTGGGTCAAAATCCAGAGAATCTCATAAAAAAGATGCACTTGTGTACGGAAATGGTTTCTCTCAAAGATAAGACGTTTCCCAAGCGCGTAGATTACATAGTCACGCAAACACAAGCAAACATATTTGAACTCAACAAAGATGATGCTAAACCCGATACACTCAATAAAAGTAATGTCCATGAAGTTCGTTTATCTTTCGCGAATCCAGTAAAAGAACTTTTCTTTGTCGTGAAAGACAAATTTGATAACGACCCAAACACCGTGAATGACTTTGCCACCCCTTATCAATACTGTGCAAACGCAATAATCGATAGGTATAATCTTTTTACGAGCGCAGAGCAAATTAAATACATCAACTTAAATTTGGATGGGGAAAACGTACTCGATGAAGTCACAGGTAACGTTGTTCACCTCAGGGCTATACAACCTGGAAAACACCACTCCAGAACCACTGTATACAGAAGATTCTATTCGTATAGTTTTGCCCTTGAACCCGAAAGATGGTATCCCACGGGTCAACTCAATTTTTCGCACATTAAAAATCAAATATTACGCGTAGGTCTTTTCGACTACCCATCAAATAAAGATAAGCAACTTAGAGTTTACGCGCAAAGTTATAACATACTCCGCGTGGAGAACGGAACTTGCACTTTACTATTTGATACATAATGAAGACGGGTTTTGATCCAACGGGAAGCGCCGATGGGCAAACGGAACAATACATGGAAGCCATGTCAAACATAATGATTCCAGTGATCGAAAAAGGTATGTTGTTAGCGTGTGAATACGCAAAGGCGTGTGGAAGAAATGTCGTTCTCATGAAAGACGTGGAATACGCGATGAAGTATTGTGCCATGCATGAGGTCGGTCAAAAAATTGGGTCACATTTTCCAGAAATATACGAAGGTGATGACGATGAAGAAGACATGGAAATTTTGGAAGAAGGTGAAGGCGAATTTACCAGATATTCAGGTGACGACGCCGTCATGAATAAAATAAATGAATCGTATGACTTATGGGATTCTTGGGTTCCAATGAATCCGTCAGAGCAGATTTTAAAAAATGCTATTGATAATAATGGACACTGAGCCAGAGGGGTGGTCGGAGACGGAATACAAGAAATTTAGGGTAGGTGAATCTGATTCTGACTCTGACTCTGAATCGGAATCGGACTCAGACTCGGACACAGAAGCTGAAGGGAATACAAAGGGGTACCAGGCCAAAAAGTACAAGAAGATACTCGTGGTTGAAGAATTAGTTCCAGAATAAATTTTCTAGTTGTAATATATACCATGTCCGCTGCTGAAACTGTTACGCTCATCAGTCAAGAACTCGAATCGCAATCCTTGAACGCCGTTGTCGCCGGTTTCTCCTTCGCGGCTGCCCTCTCGTGGATGGATCTCGTCCGCTGGTTGGTTAACCAAGTCGTTAAGGTTAACAAGAACGGTGGTATGAACTACACCCTCACCGCCTTGTTCACGACCTTGTTGTCGATCGTCGTCTACCTCGGCATTTCTCGTGTGTCTACTCGTGTCAGCAAGCCAGCGCAACCAATCTACGCGGTTACCCGCTAAGGTTGCCTCTTCGACACAAGAAGCATCACGACACCAACCAATATTATCAAAAATATGGATACGAAAGCATCCCATCTATTCACATCCTCAAATTCCGGAATGTGAATTGGTGGTGGAAGAGTGAAATCTCTTTCAACTTTAGCGACATTCTCGAGCTTATCAGTAGAACACGTCAATGCGAGTTTCAACACGTGATTTGCATTTCTGAAATCATATGGTATCAAACGCCCGTTACTACTGTAAAAGAACTGTACACGTATCGATGAAATAACTTGTTTTTGACCAGAGTCGAAATTGTGTTCGAGTGTATCGTCAGACCCAGAATAGTTTACGACGCCCTCGTGCGCGAGTATCCTACCAGTATAAAAAGGTGTATCCGAGTATATCGTTTTATTAAATTCATCAGATCCACTACTCAATTTTAACACGAATGCATCAACACCCTGTAAATTTACACTTCCCGTTCGGAGTGTGTTTGATTCGGAATGTACATTGTTTGATGGAAGTCCGAGTACATCGTGTGGTGTCGTATATAAATTAGAAGACGTGTACCCATTTTCACCTCCATAGAATGCAAACGTGAAATTGTTCGTGATATTACTAAAAGTGATATCGTTCGTGGTTATATTATAAGTGGCGCTGTCTATTATAGATGATGATTGCACTATATTACTCGCTAATTCTGTGCCATCGTAGTTTCCATTTGGAATGACGACAGTTTCGCTCGTAGAAAACGTGTTTATAGTAAAAGTGTTATTTCTATCGTGTATTAACAATTGACTATTATGTATACGCGCAGACACGAGTGAAATTTTAGACACGTTATATACTGGGTTTTTCAAAAATATAGTGTAATCACCTGGATTAGGATAAAGTATGGGGTCTCTATCACCACTATCTATATCTAAGGTATGGACCTTCATTAAAATATATGGACAATATTTTAATGAGTGTATTACTCTAAAATAAATCTAAATTAGCACAAGTGATGCGCATATGGGTTGTTCAAAAGTTGTCTCTTCGCCACACTCAAGCTGTTCTGGGAAGCATTTGGGTTAGATGCACCCTTGTATGGGTTGAGGTCGTGGAAAGATGTATTGGTGTACTGTTGCGTCCAACCCGCGGCAAGTGGGTTCACGCGACCATCCACACGAGTCGTGTCTGATCGAGCCGAGGTAAGCATACCACCTTGGTTGAGTGCACCCGCTCGGACATTCATACGACCCGGATTCGAGGCGCGATTCGCCTTACCACGGCGTTCATCTGGTCTGAAACCATAGGCTTGGAGTTCTTCAGTCGTGTACGCACGGTTTCCACCAAGAGCGACACTTGGAGAAGACAAGTAGCCGTGCGCGTAACTGTTAATACCTGGTTGTGGTTGGTTCATGTACTGATATTGTTCCATGTTACCATCCTTCTTATTTCTAGTTGGATCTTGATAAACCGTGCTCGCAGAAATGAATCTCTTCGCGGGGGCAACATTGAGTGTGTCCGTTCTGAGACCAGTTTGAGCACGATTAGTGGTTCGCTTAGTTCTTTCGTGATCACCTCTTGGGGTGCGACCAGACATACCTTGGGCGCGACCAAGCGTACTTGGAAGACGCTCGGGCAAGTATGCAGTCTTTTCTGGTCTGTTGTGTGCCACTGTACCCACAACGCCTCGTCTACCACCAGTCGTATCTTGAGCTGGACCAGATCTACCTGGAAGAGTCGTGAGTCTGTAAGCACCAACATTTTCTGGGTTCACACGCAAAAGCTGCTGATAACCACCATAGCTTGGAACCGATGGATCCACGCCAAGACCTGGACCAACCAATCTCTTCTCGACGGGAGAAACATTGTTCATTCGGTTGTAATCATTCATACGGTTTCGCATTTCAAGGACTTCGGCGCCACTTGTTCTGAATTGTGGTGCCACAACACCCAAATTGTCGACTGAAGTCTTCACAGGCTTCAAGTTTTCGATTGGATGTTCCTTGACAGTTTCAAGATTTTGAACGGTTGGGGTGTTGACCATCTGTTCTGGAATCATCACATACGTTTCCTTTGGTTGGCTCAACTTTCGACCCGCGTACACAAGACCTGCGATAGCTGCTACAGATATTGGATCAGCCATTCTTATTTCTTATTGATATTTTTATTTAAGTATCTTTGGTTAAACATTCCGTTTTGTACTTCTGAACGAGTGCTCATTGGTTCATAACTGATGGTACGGAGTGGCAACTTGCACTCCATGTTTTGCAATGGGAACAAGTTTTCTTCGTAAGTCTTCGCGAGCACCTTGTTAAATCTAGATGTGGATTGTGGACGAAGCTCATCGCTCGTTTCGATAAATTCCGCTGGAGCACCCTTACCAGCCATGAATGGTGCTGTACCATACAACATAGTGTTTGGTCGGGACGAACCATAATTCAATGTGCTGGGCTGAGGATACACAAACACTTCTTCCGTCGCGCAGTTCACTGGAACGGCTGGATTCTCAACCACCTTAAGACCTGGCTGCAATTGGTAAGCCATTTATTATTACATAAGATTTATTTATTTAGGCGTGGGTGAAACCATGCATACCACTTCGTTTGTCGCCGTTTGGATCGAGACCCGCAAAGGCTTCGAGTTGAACTCCTCTAGCATTTGGGTCACAGACACTGCCGTCACTCTTGCACATTGGAGCACCCTTCTTTCCATAGAGATACTCCGCAAACTTAGTTTGATCACCTGGAATGGTCGTCACCGGTGCCGACACAAATTGGCGGGCGAGTGCATTTTCTTGGTATTTTGGGAGTGTGGATCTGGAACGAGCTGGCCCAAATGCCATGTCACCCTTGATAAAGGAATTCACGTCGTTCCTCACGATTTCGTGATCACACGCCGGTAGGCGATTTGGGTCATCACCCATGAGGACATTCGCCATTGGGTTGTCTCTTGAAGGCAATTGACAAGAATCGCCGACACCTTCGTAGTACTCGGTGCTACTGTGTACACATTCCTTGACCATACCGGAACGATCCATTACATAAAGAACACCCAGTGCCGTCGCCGCGAGAACGAAAATTCTGACATCACGCTTTATGAGATAGTGAATACACGCCGCATAAATGATAAACCTCGAGCCCGCGTTTACGCGCTGGGCTGAGGTCTGTGCATTTGTTGGCCAAAATTCAAGTATTTTTTTGTCATCAACGAGTTGCTTTGGATCGCTAAACCACGAGCTCATTTAATATATATTAGTTTTATTTTTTCAAGATACCACCTAACATGCCTTGCATGGTCTTCATGAGTGCAGCTTCGTCAATACCACCATCTTGACCTTCCAACTTATCGGCACACTCCTTCGCCACCTTTTCAATCATAGAAAGTGTGTCTTCTGGGATAGAACTGATAGTTGTACCGAGCATGTACAAAGTTTGTACGTACTGCCAGATAGCATCCTTCGTTTGAGCAGAAACGGACGCCCACTTTTCTTCAATCTTGACATCCTTCAAGAAATCGAGGTTCTTCGCTTCATTGAGAAAGAACGTGTCATCCTTGGCGGAAATCTTCTCGGCGAATGGAGTCACACCAGCCATGAATCCATCGATAACGAGTCTCGGGTTAGAGCTTCGCATAATTTCAAATCCAGACATACACTTTTTGATACCTTTTTCTTCTGGAAACGTCTTGTGAAGTTCCGCAAGAAATTGGCCCATCATATCATTGAACGCAGTTACAGAACTCATGTTTTCTGTATACAATACTTACCTTGTCTTTAAGCGAATGGTTCTGTTGATATGGTTTCCTTACCACCTATACCATTTGATACTATGAAAAAAACTAGAATTGCGTTTAAAAACGCTGGTTTAGAGTAAGCACTCGCTGGAAGTTTTCCCTCGTTATTAAGCTTAGATTTCACGTGCACATAACCAGCTGTGATGAGACCCGCTATGATGGCGGCCCATGCTGGATCTCTCAAGTAGTCTTCGAACTCCATTTAATTATAACCAACTTTTTTTGCTCGGGTTTCAGATGCATCTGGGAACAACACGGGTTCTTCTTCGTCATCTTCTTCCTCGTGTTGCGGTGGTTCTTGGGTAGAAATAGTCTTGAATTCGTTATCGAATGGAGAACTCTCTTGCGTTGGTTCTGGTTCAGCTTCTGGTTCTCCCATTGGTTGTGGTTCCATTTCAGATGGCATCTCTTCACCCTCACCCCCCGGCTGTGGTTCATCACCACCTTCGGGTTCTGGGTATTCATCGACGAATTCTGGGTCTTCGGTATCTTCTGCTTCTCCACCAACATCGATGTCTTCGTTTTCGTTATTCATGTACGTTTGGAGAATCTGCTGTACCGGAATGAGTTCTCGAACCGAAGCTTCGATCACAGCACTGAAACGCTGAAACAATTGCTCATCTCTCGCGTGTTCGTTTTGGCTTTCGGTAAATATGTATGGATCCTTATAAAGTTCCTTGGCGACATTGTTGTAACAGGTTTGAATGAATGTTTCGTTTGTAGGCAATTTAAGGGAAATCTTCTTGTTGTCCTTACCGAGACGAACGGACGAGAGAATTTTAACACAACTCACGAATACCGCCGCGAGAAGGTCATTAAACCACGCGCACCGATTCGCGATGTTATCCGTGTGTTGACGAGACATGCCTTCATTCCAGTTTGGAACTTCCTTGAGAAGCTTTTGGAACATGATGAGCACCTTGCGACCCTTCGACATGGTGTACGCCTCTTCAAAAATTTTATCAAACGTTTCGATCATAACTGGACACATTAAATGGGACAATTGACCCAAATATTCGCGCTTGGCTTCAACGAGCACGTTGAGGTTATCCATTTATGATAGAATGAAATTTTTTTACTAGCCTTTTCCCGCGTTTCCCCTGTACTTATTGGCGACTTTCTTCAAATTAACAAAAGATGGAAAATCACCGAATTCTTCTGTGAGTATTTCTTCTTTCTGTGATTTTTCGGTGGTCGCTTTCTTTTTTGGTGTGTACCAACATATGTATATCTCGTGATCACCTATGAGTCTCGTTGAAAACCCACCGAGATCCAGTTGACGTTTTATGTATTGCACAGCCTTGAGTCTATCGAACGCCGGAAACCCAACCACGAAGGATGGAATACTCACGACGAGATATTTGTTACCAAACTCCGCACTCTGACGTATTTTTTTAGATATCTGTTCATATATTTTTACGTACGTCTCTTTCCGTAGCTTATTACGTTTTTCAGTTATCTTTGATATCTCATTGACACTGATCATTAAATTACTCTAACGAATTATTTTCGAGGATTTTTGGGCGACCATACATTTCTTCGGCAGTGCGTATTTCCTTCTCGATCAATGGTGTGTTCTTAATGTAATTGATGTGATTCTCTCGCAATTTGTCGAAATCTTCGAACTCACGAATTTCCTTATCGGTGGTAAACATGGAATCCGATGCTGGCTTTTCAACATCGAGTGGTTGTGTTCTGAGAGATATCACGACCACGAGTGGGTTTGTATCACTCACCTCTTTCATGTACTTCGCGATGATGACCTTTGTGACATCCACTTTACCCGTGTCTTCGTCCACGAATTCGATTGGAACGTCGATGAGTGCCTCATTGACGTCATCTTGAGACACACCGAGAGTTCTGAGCGTGGCTTGCATGTTTATGTCATTCCAGTTCACACGTTCTGGATCATTCATGATTCGTACGTCCGATGAGACGGCAAATGCGTACGGGAAACCCCCGTGTTTGAGAACCATGAATCGGCACCTGTATACCTCGTCACCAGTTTGTTCGTGTTTATACTTTCTGATTTCGTGTGTGTCTATGATGTAGGTACACAAACCCGTCATTTCTTGTATCCGCTTATTTACGTTGAGCACGATTTGTTCCATCACGTTATTCGAGATCTTTGCGTTTTCCAATCGTTGGTATTGTGTCAGGTCTAGTACACCCTCGTCTATGTCCGATGTTTCCGTGTTAGTCTTAAACATCTCCGTCCTGGACATGAGTACGAGGATGAGTACGATGAGTACGAGTAACACCCAGCGCTGCATGATTATTAATATACTCTCACAAAAATTTTGAAAAAAAATTATTTTTATTTTTAAAACTTTTTTCTTTAAAAAGAAAGTTTTAAAAAAATTATTTTTTTTTTCGAAACTTTTTTCTTTAAAAATAAAGTGTAAAAAATAAAAAAAATTACATATAAATTTTCTTTACCCAATTTCTATCCGCCTTAAAAATTTTAGATAACTTTGGGTCTGTCTTACGAAACAATATCATGAGTACATTGAGACGTCTAAATAAACCAAGGGGTGGTTCACCGGCGCGTATAACTTTACCGAGTGCTCGGTGTCGAGCGAGTTCAGATTTATCGCGAACATCGTGGTATCCGTGTTCACTGAGTTTACCATTGGATCGTATGGGAATGATGACTTTCTTCATTAAAATATGTATACATTTAATTTGTTAATCGTGAGTGCGCCGTTTTGAGTTAAAGTTTTTTGCGCATATATTTTAATAGATGTCACTCTTAATATACAGTCCAAAGTGTAGTCACAGCTTGGATCTCATAGATTACATCAAGAGACGACCTCAATTATCTCAACTCGTGAACTACCACAACGTAAACACCATGGGTATCCCTCCTCAATACAAACACAAGATAACTCGTGTACCCACCATGCTCACAAAGAACGGAAAATTTCTCGTGGGGAATGAGATCAAAAATTGGCTCGAGTCTCTCTTACCAAATAATGATGTGGGTTCGTGTGGGTTCGGAGGGTGTTCCATGACCACACTCGATGGTGAAAATAATTCGGATATTTTTGGACTCGATGATTACGGTCGCTCTCTCCAGCCGCCCATGACCCCAGAACTTGAAGAGAAGATTAATAGAGATGTATCACAAACGTACAATAATAACATAAAGAAGTAGGTCTAATTACACATAGGTATAATGAAACTTGCGACTATACAAGCGAGTGCTATAAAGTCTACCTTTGAGGTATTAAAAGACATATTAAATGACGTGAATGTTTATTTCAAACCAGATGGGTTATACATAACAACACTCGATACCGCCAGGACATCACTCGTGGACATGTTTCTCTCCGCAGACAACTTCGAAGAATACTCGTGTGAAAATGAGATCGTCGCAGGCATAAACGTGACGAACACGTTTAAGTTGTTGAAATCTATCACAAACAATGACGTGCTCATGATTAACATAGACTCGAGAGAATACATGAATATCGAAATTCATAACGAAACAAAGAAAACGTGTACTAGATTTGCACTCAAGCTTTTAGATATTAATGAGAATCAGATCGAAGTTCCAGAAATGAATATGACGACCGTGACACCCATGGCGTCCATAGATTTTCAAAGAATATGCCGTGACATGTATAACATTGGTACTGATATAGAAATCACGAGAGATGGCAAATTGTTTCGCTTAAAGTGTGAAGGTGATTTCGCGAATCAGGAGACCGAGATTCAGTGTACGGAAGAGAGTCCCCTTGTTTCGGGTATGTATTCTCTTCGGTACATGAATATATTCACCAAGGCAACGAGTATGTGCTCTACCGTGCAAATCATGCAAGAGGAATTGAATAGGTTCCTCATACTTAAATATAATGTCGCAAATCTTGGTGACCTTAAATTCTACCTCGCCACTAAATCACAGTCAGATCAGTGATGTATCCAGTGATGGTACTCACAGTTTTTGTTTTTCCAAATACGTTTTTTAGGCGTATATTGGGATACATAGTTTTTAGTGTATCCATATCGTAATATAACATATCACTTATCTTCACTTTCTCTCCGTGGAAATCACCTCTCGGACCCGCGTAACGTCTTATTTTTCGTAAAACGTCTTTCACTGGTTTGTCGTCTGCATCCATGAGTTGTGCAGACATGAGAGGAATGTGAAATACTATGTCTTTACCCTGTTCTGGTGGCCAACTGTGTTTTGTGTTGTATGTCAGGTATTTGTACAGCTTATCGTTGTACCAATATTTGATTCGTATGATTGTTTTTTTGACGTTTTCTGGTGTATCTTCATTTCGATAAATCATATCTTTTGTTTCGACGTAGTGTTCTTCGAAAAGACCGTCCCACTTTGTTTCTTCTTCTTTCCAGAATTCACCACCTGATACGTGTGATTTGTCACTGTCTATGAAATATTCCATTGACGAATGCATTATCCTGTGGTTGGGTATAGACACAAAATTTTTGTAAACATCGTAAATCCATATGATTACGGTAGTTAAAAGATTGCGTAGCATTCTAACTAATTATATGGAGGGAAATTTTTTAAGTCGATATAACAACAAAATAGACGCATGGAAAGACTCCATAGATCAAGATCCACGTAATAAATCTGAGTATGAACGTGAGATGTCAGATTACATAATAAAGTGTATGCCTTACATGAAACAATACACCGAGGAGATAGACACTAAAGTGAGCACAGACAATGTCTTTAATTGTAAGATAACAACGGGTTTGAAAAGGAAAGATATATTTAATGAATATCTTTCAGATGTAGAAAACCTGAACGTAGATCGTAAAGTGGTGAAGAAGCAAGATGCATGCACGACGTGTAAAGATAGTAACATATTTCATTTTCATGACACGAGTGAACTCGTTTGTGATGGGTGTGGAGCTATCATAGCGACGCTCATAAGTGAAGAGCTGACATACAGAGAAGAACAGGAGACGTCGGAGAAGATTGTGAATTATTCGTATAAGCGTGAGAATCACTTTAATGAGTGGTTATCTCAATTTCAGGCTCAAGAAACGACGACCATACCGCAAGAAGTCATGGATCAGCTTAGGAATGAACTCAAGAAACTGAAAATAAAATCACTCGATGAAATCACACATGCTCGAGTGCGCAGCCTGTTGAAGAAGCTCAAAATGAATAAGTATTACGAGCACGTTCCTTACATTACAAACATACTGAGTGGTGTTAAACCTCCTAAGATGCCACAAGAACTCGAGGAACGTCTTCGCATCATGTTTAAGGATATACAAAAGCCATTTGACGATAATTGCCCTTCACACCGTCGAAACTTTTTAAGCTATTCGTATGTTTTATATAAATTTTGTGAACTTTTGAGTGAAGATTCATATCTCCAATATTTTCCACTACTCAAAAGCAAAGAGAAATTGTATCAACAGGATCTAATATGGAAAAAAATATGCCATGACCTCATGTGGGAATTCATACCCACAATTTAAAGAAATGACATTCTTTGTATGTATTAATGAATACATACGAGAAATTTTGTGTGGAAGAAGCAAAGTTTTATTTAAATAAAGCGTACCACATTATACATGAAGAAATGAAGAACCCCAAGAAATATTACGAAGAAACCTTTGAAACGTACCGCGAACTCAGTAGGATTTTTCCGTACATTATTGCGTTGAGATACAACGCACCTCGACAGAGCGATTCTGAAACGGAGGAAAGTTTATCAGATACGCAGTCTCCAAGCCAGTCAGACGAAGATAGTTATGACCTTGAACCTCAGCCGACTCATTTAAGGTTTTAATAGTCTTGAATTCCAAAATAATCTTATTATCTATGACGATATCCGCTCTTAAATTTCCAATCACATGTCCTTGAAAAGGGATCGGAATGATTCTTTCCGATTCATAGGGAATGTTCTTCGAACGAAGAAGTACTTCCATAGCATTGTGATATACTCTCTCACTGTATCCGGGTCCCAGTTGAGAATATATCTCTGTGGCGTAGGTCTCAATTTCAGACATCTTGTATTATTATTAAAAAATAACTCTAAACTACTTAATTAAATCGTGTACGCAGAACCACCATGCTTAGATTCATCGAGACCAATGACCTCTTCTTCTTCGGAGATTCTTAGCATCTTCGCGCCTTTGAAAGCTCCAAAGAAGACGCCGAGCATCGTCATCGTCCAAGATGCGATGACCAAGATACCCACGATTTGTGCACCTAGAAGCTTACCACTCCCCCCGTAGAAAACACCGGCTTCATCGATACCGAAGACATCGTTGACGTATTCTCTCTTAGCCATGAAACCGACCCAAAGAACGCCGAGTGCACCACAGAAACCGTGCATCGGTGCGGCTTCGAGAGGGTCATCGATCTTCAATCTGAGGAGGAGAGCACTCGAATATTTGATGCACACAGCACCTAGAGCGCCACACAAGAGCGCCGCCCACGGTTCTGTCGTAGAGCAGCCAGCTGTGATAGACACAAGACCCGCCAAAGCACCGTTACACACGGCGATGAGATCCCAAATCTTATCGGACTTGTAGTTGAGCGCCATCGCAGTGAGACCACCGGATGCAGCCGCGAGTGTTGTCGTCACAGCGGTTCGCGCGATGACCTTGGCGTTGTCTTCACTCATGAGTCCCAATTGAGAACCCGGATTGAAGCCGTACCAACCGACCCAAAGAATGAACGTCCCGAGAACGACGAGTGGTGCGGAGTGTCCAGGCATAGGATTCACGCGACCATCTGGAGAGAATCTCCCCTTTCTCGGACCCACCATGTATGCCCCAACGAGACCAGAAAGACCACCGACCATGTGTACGATACCAGATCCAGCAAAGTCGAGCATACCAACACCAAAGAGTTTCGCACCGTTTTCTCTCCACGGACCGAGCCATCCTTCGGTGGACCAGCCCCAGTGGACGACACACGGGTACACAAACGCCGTGAGAAAGAATGAATACCCGAGATACGCGACGAACTTTGTGCGTTCGGCGACGGATCCGGAAACAATCGTGGCCGCAGCGGCTGAGAAAGCCCATTGGAAGAGAAAGAATGCGACATCTCCAGGTGAAGAGATATCCTTCATGGCAAAGTTACCAGAGCCAATGAAAGAATTGGGTTTGTGACCTTCCGTCTGACCGAATGCGAATCCATATCCAAATAGGAACCACGCGACGGCACCGACACACGCATCCAGGACATTTTTGATGAGAATGTTTTTAGTATTCTTAGTCCTGACCGAACCTGCACAAAGCATAGCGAAACCCGCTTGCATGAAAAAGACGAGATATGCCGAGTTCAAAAGAAATTGAGCATTTGAAGCGACTTCGTGTCCTTGCACTTGTTCGGAGAGCGTTTGAAGATCCATGTTCTTCTGACAAGTAATCAAATCTCTTCCTTATGTAAGATTAACATGACGTGGTGGTGGCCATTCAGAAAAATGAAACGCTCTTTTAGTTATCTGATGGGTGAATGAGTCCTAAGTCATTCACAAAAGATCAAAAATCAAGACAACATGGACAGACACCATCTACTCAACCTCCTCGACAAGCTCCAAGAAAAGTACTCTTTCCGAGATGGGGAGTACAAGGAGTTCGCCGAAGCCATCGGGGGAAAGAAGAAACCCCTCGATGTATCCGAAGCGAAGATTGTGAAGTTGACCTATGACCTGTATGAGTGTGGAGTAGAACACGGCGACGAAGAATTCTACCCAACCTTAGACTTTACGAAAAAATGTAGTTGTATGTGGAACGTCGTGGAAGACGAGACGAACTGGCACGTCTACGGTGATAAGATATACATGGGCCTGTTTAATCGTTGCGACATTCACAAGAGTGAATTAGAACTCATAGTCAAAGAGATGGAAAGGGAAAAGAGTGTTGTGAGCATGGCGAACGTGCACAACAGGAGGATTTGTATTCGACCAATCTCTGTAGAAATTATTTCTTAATAAAATGTAAGATGTCTCCCGTCCCATTCGTCGACGTCAGAAACATAACTTCCGCCTCGAGCCCTCGTTTCAAGAAGGGGGTCGATGCCCTCGTCCGTCAATCTCGTCAATCGATCGGTGCAGGAAAAAGTACCCTCAACAAGGAGATCAAGATTTATGAACAATTTATCAACCGCGAAAAAAATTCCGGTAAGTCAGTGTACGTCAAGCTTTTCTCGGAAGTCAAGCGCATTCTCGTCGGTAAACCTAAGACCCGACCCAGTAGTTTAAAGAAGAAGACTCCTAGAAGTACATGACGACGTGCAGTGTATGCTGTGAACGTTTTAATAAAACAAATCACAAAAAAGTATATTGCCCTTTTTGTGATTTTGAATCGTGTAGAACGTGTACACAAACATATCTACTTTCTACGAGTGAAGATGCACACTGTATGAGTTGTAAAAAAGAATTTAGTCGCGATTTTGTCGATTCGTTTTGCACCAAGAGGTTTCGAAATGAAGACTACAAGAAACACATGGAACGAGTTCTATTTGAACGAGAGCTCGCGCGTATGCCCGAGACACAACCGTATGTACAGAGAATAATTAAGAGGCGGCGCATTTCTAAATTGAGAGCCATGGTAGCAGATTTATATATGAAAACGCGCAGGAAATACATGCACGCAGTAGAAACTAAATCTGAGCGCACAGAATTTTATGCACTCACGTCCATTTTCTTAGAAAAGGCACACAAATATACCAGAATTGAACTAGAAAATATACCTTTTGGTTTGATAGATTCAACTAATGAAAAGGTTACATTTACAAGAGGGTGTCCCATGGAAGAATGTAGAGGATTTCTAAACGAGTTGTGGAAATGTGGAATCTGTGAAAGGTCTTTCTGTGAAAAGTGCAACGAAGTGTGTGACGAAACACATGTCTGTGATCCAGAGACAGTGAAAACCATGAAACTCATAAATAAGGATACGAAACCGTGTCCAAAGTGTTCGACCATGATTCACAAAATAGACGGTTGTGCGCAGATGTGGTGTACCACGTGCCAGACAGCGTTTGATTGGAGAACGGGTGTCATCGAGAAAGGGCGGATACACAATCCACATTACTTTGAATTTCAAAAGAGATCCAGAGAAAATGGAGACATTCCATGTGGGGGGAGACCAATGTATAGAGAACTAATGGAAAACAAAGCACCTCCTCTCATAATGCAGTTAAATTACCTCATATCTACAGCAGAACACCAGCTAGCCTATAGATATGGGTACATGTATGAAAATAATTTACAACTCAGGATAGATTATCTCATGAACATGATCACAGATGATCAGCTTAAGAAAGAACTTCAGCGACGAGACAAATATAACCACAAAATGTCGGATATACGTGACATAATTCAGATGTTTCTGGATACCGGTGGAGATTTATTGAGGCAGTGGATCGTGGAACGAGATCGTGAAAATGAAATCATAGATACTGCATTTGAACTATGTAAGTACTTTAATATGGTGTGTAATGGTATCCACTCGAGATACAAGTGTGTAATTCCCCATCATATATTTCTTGGTACAAGGTAGATAAGATGCTTACATTCTTGGCTATATTATTGTATATAGTTATTTTGTCATTTTTTGTGGGTCCGAGATACAGGTACCCACGCATAGTTCGTAAAGTTGTAACAGAAGAAGAGTGTGAATACATAAAAAAGAGCTCTTTACCAAACCTCGAACAATCTACACTCGGCGACGAATGTGATGTAGATCAAAAACAGAGACAAAGTGAATCTGCATTTCTTGAATTAAGTGACCCTAAAATAAGGGATATAGTTCTCCGATTTGTAAAAGAAGAGGACTTGGACAAGTGCGAAAGCTTACAAGTCGTTCGATACAAACCAGGTGGATTTTATAATCCGCACCAGGATGCAGATTACAAACACACAAATAAGAGAAAATACACTGTCATAATATGTTTAAATGATGATTACGAAGGCGGGTACACGGATTTCCCCGTATTAGATAGATCCTATAAACTTGTGAAGTGTGACGCTTTAATGTTTGATGCACTCGATACATGGGATCGCATAACACCGAAAGCCTTGCACGGTGGTACACCAGTCATCTCGGGCGAAAAGTGGATTTGTAATTTATGGGTGCGCCAATCCCGCATCGATTAGCTTTTTGCGATTTTCCATGTGGAGTGCTTCGACATCTGCCTTGTTTTGGCCCACGTAAGGTACGGCGTAGCCGTTATCACACATCCACTTATTGACGTTCGTCCATTGTCCGTCTTCAGACACCCACACTTCCGCCAAAATGCGACCAAATTTCCCACGCGAGTCCTTTTCCGGGCATCTGAGTTCGATCTCGATATCATCCTTCTCAGATTCTACGGCCTTGAGACACCATTCCTTGAGCTTCTTCTTTGAGAGGAGTCCGAAAACCTTTTCTTCTTTATCGGACGTGCGCGACTCTGGGGTATCGATGCCGAGCAAACGCACGCGTTGCTTGGTACAGACATCGAAACCGAGATCGATGGTGACATCTATCGTGT